GGGTCTACGGCGATGCTCGGGTCTACGGCAATGCTTGGGTCTGCGGCGATGCTCAGGTCTACGGCAATGCTTGGGTCTACGGCGATGCTTGGGTCTCCGGCAATGCTTGGGTCTACGGCGATGCTCGGGTCTACGGCGATGCTCAGGTCTACGGCGAGACTAAAATCACTGGGGGATATTTCTACCACACCAAACTGAAGTCTGAAGTAATCGAGCGAGTCCAGACTACGACCTCAGACAACTTTGAAACCCTAGCCTCTAACCCTAAGTTCGACACTTCAGATGTAAACCCCTCCCTTGTCGGCCAGGAAGCTATCGTAGAAATCGGCGGAAAGAAATATAAAGCCATCATTAAAAGTGAGGAATGAACACCCACCCAAGAAGATAAACCATGACCTTAGAACAACAAGTATCAAGCCCTAGATACCGCCGGGGATAAAACTAACATCTAGCCATAACCGAGGTACACGAATTTCGCCTTCGTCATCCCGCAGAACCGCCACCGAATCCCTAGAACTTTCCCACCGAACAAACTCAAACACCTTATCTCCCATGCCGTACAGTCTAACTTTGTCTCCTGAGGTCATTAGATTCATTATACCAAATCGGTTTTCCTGATGTGCCCGGTTTTCAAGCCTCGCTCTATACAGGACAATGGCTAAATCTGGGACTTGACACAGAAAACACTAAACCACTATGACCCTACGAATCACGCTACAACCAACATGGAAATCATGTGGTCTTGCTCTCACTTGGGGCAACGACCAAACAACCGAATACAGGTTCTCCCTCATAGTTCTTTTTTGGAGGTTAAGTATTTGGCTCCCTGCCGGGGATACAATTACAAACTCATGAAATACCTACCCAAAGAAACCTGTGAATACCTAGTCTCGCTTAGATGTTCGAGTGAGAGTGAGAAGTGGCATTGTCCCGAACTTACTTGTGAGGGTTCGCCAGATCCGGTGAATTATGATGGCTTATCGCACATCCCAGCCTTTTCCCTAGAGGACATCCTACGGAAAGACAATGCCGAGAAGATATGGCCGGGTGATGATAACGACTGGTCTATAAGGACAGAACAAGTCCTACGGCACTATCAACACACTCCCGACACTTGGACAGAAAAAGTCGCACAACTAATTAAGCCCCTCCCATGACACCTAAGAAGCTAAAGCCTATTAAAGCATGGGCGGTGTATTTAACACCTAGTTATGAGCTGGCTTCCATCTACAGGGACAAAAGGACTGCCGAGTTCTGGCGAGGACCTGACCGTTCAGCCGCCGAAGTAATCCCCGTTTTCATCACCCCTATCCAACATAAACCCAAGACTAAGAAGAAATGAACTGGAAACGTCCGATACATCGCTGGAAACGCCGCTTTGCCCTATTCCCCGTGGATGATGGTGCTGGAAACTGGATATGGCTGGAATGGTATTGGGCGAAAGACGAAGCCATGTTTACCAACGTCCGATTTCAAAACGAACATCCATCTGATTAACCACCATGACCCCCACACCTAAGCCAGCCTGGGAGGAGTTTCGGGAAGGCACTACTATCGCCCTCAAGTGTGCGATTGCCCCCTACTCCACTGACTTCGCAAAGACCTGGCCGGAGTTCACCATCGCCGAAGCTCTCGATAGCATTGAGCGATATGCGAACCTACTCATCCAAGAAACCCTAGCCTCAGAGAGAGATGAGCTACGGAAGAATGGAGATGGCGACACTTCCGATGGCTATCACACCTTCAACGAGCTATACGAACACCGCCATACTTTGTTCGCTCTAGTATGTAAGACATTCGGCGGCTGGAAGTCCCGCCTTCACGATGATGGGACGATGTTCGAGGGCTGGTTCATCGCCGGAGTAGATACGCCACAAGGCCAAGCCACCTACCACCTTCCCTTACCCTGGTGGGACAGATATGAAGTTCGAGAACTCCCGAAAGCTCCGAAGTGGGACGGCCACTCACCATCCGATGTCCTCACTCGCCTAGCCTCCCTAGACTCCCAAGATAAACCCACTAACTAAACCGATGTGTGCCGACTACTGGACAATTAGAAAAGCTACGGCGAACTGTCCTAAATGCGGAGAGCAAGAGTTCAGCAACCTTCAAACGCACGATTACGGAGGTGACGATGGGCTAATGTGTTCCGACTACTACGATGTTGGAGAACAGATACCAGCCTTGAAGGCGATTACTGGACCAGTCGTTTTCATCGCCCACTGCCCTAATTGTAAGGAGTTCATAGACATGGCCGCCGACCTCACAGATGGCATAGTTAGCAACATTACCGCCCTCACCCAAGATAAACCCGGCAATACAACCTAGCGACCCGATGGCTACGATCCGCAGATACATGACCGACGACGAGCTCGCCCACGAGTTCAAGAAGCTCTACGGCAAGCGGCCCGCCTTCATGGAGCTCCAGCAGTTCCGCAGCACCTACGTTCCTCTCTCCCGATACCTATTCGACGATACCGAGAAAGAAAACCTCAAAAAGGTCCGGCCCAAATACTCCAAGGAATATGAATACCCCTCAGCTCGAAGAAAGCGAGAAGCCGACTAGTCACTGCGGCTACTGCCATTTCGACTATCCGGCCGACAAAATCCAGAAGCACAAGCGGGAGATCCATTCCGGGGGCTTCACCTCGACCTGCGCCGACTGGAACTGCGAGAAGTGGAGGAGGGAACACACAGGTTAGGACCTCACCTCAAGAAGAAAAGCGCCACCACCGCAGCAAGGGTCGTGAACGTCACGAGCGAGAGGCCCGTTAGGACTACTGCGTAGCCCTTCGGGGCCGAAGCTTGCCGGTAGATGACCCTCCCGAGCCAGACGAAGAACCCTCCCACGCTGATGATCCCGCCGACCACGCTTAGAACCTGAAGTGCCATTCGAATCTCCTGCATCTGTCTTTCGTCATTTTCCCACGTTCCACGCTTCTGCACTGTGAGTCGAAACGCGGGAAAACTGCGGGAAATCGCGCCGTTTTCCACAGTTTCGCGAGTTTCTCGGGGCGGAGGAGGTAGGCATCCGCACGATTTCCCCACCGGTTTCCACAGGCATTGCGGAAGTCATCATGAACGGCGTCTTTCGCATGGCCGGGTGAAATAGGGCGGGACACCCGAAGAGAAGGGCGACATCGGAGTCCACCAACGCACAGGTCAGGACCTTGCGAGATCCAGCTCCGGCGGTAAAGTGAAGGTATATGTCACTCGACTCCAAAGCCAACCGGACGAACGTGATCTCTGAGGCCGAGAGGGCTACCCGAGAACGCATCGGCGCCGGCAAGAAGGTCTGCTCGGTCTGCCGCGAACCTTACGAGTTTTCCCTGCGCGTCATCATGGGCAAGGGCGACGAGCCGAACTCTTGCGAGCATGACGGCACATGGAAAGCACCTAAGACAGCGATGAAGAACGAGCTGGCCCGGATTGAATCCGACCTTCAGAAGGAAGAGGTCCGAGTGAGAAATCTAACCCACCGATAACAATGGCACGACCTGGACGACCACTAAAGTTCGCGTCGCTTCCGAAGCTTCGGGCTGCCATCGACGCTTACTTCGCGAAGTGCGATAAGACGAAAGAACCCTACACCATCACCGGGTTGGCTTTGGCCCTCAAGACGAGCAGGGAGACGCTCATGAACTACGAGAAGCGTGAACAATTCTTTGACACCATAAAAGAAGCGAAGGTCAAGGTGGAGAACTATGCGGAGAAGAAGCTCTTCGCTGGAAATCCGGCCGGACCGATATTTTCGCTCAAGAACTTCGGATGGACGGACAAGCAGCAAGTTGATCACACGAACGACGGCCAGCCATTCGTCCTGCCTGGCGAGATCATCAACAAGAACAATCTAGGTGCTCCTAACCCCGGCTCAGACGAGGATCGCAGCTGACCGCCACCGCTTCCGAGTGGTGAACTGCGGTAGACGTTTCGGCAAGACCTTCCTTGCCGCCTTGGAGATCGCCGGAAAGTCCGTCTCGAAGAGCGGAACGCGGGTTGCCTATATCGCCCCGACATATCAGCAGGCGAGGGACATCATCTGGCGAGAGCTGAAGGCTGTCCTCCTTCCGGTCCTCACGAACACGAACGAATCTCGCCTCGAGCTGACCGTAAAGACCCAGGACGGCGGCGAGGCCTACATCTGGCTTCGTGGCTGGGAAAGCGTCGAGACGCTTCGAGGGCAACGCTTCGACTTCGTGGTCATCGACGAAGTGGCCATGATGCGCAACTTCTGGGTGAACTGGCTGGAGGTCGTGCGTCCGACCCTCACCGACTCAAGAGGAGATGCCCTCTTCCTGTCGACGCCGAAGGGATACAACCACTTCTTCGAGCTCTACAACCTGGAGCAGACCGACCCCGACTTCAAAAGCTTCCATTTCACGACCTACGACAACCCTCACATCCCTCCCGATGAGATCGACAAGGCCAGGGAGCAGCTTGGCGAGGATAGGTTCGCTCAGGAGCACATGGCCGACTTCAGGAAGGTCCAGGGACTCGTCTACAAGGACTTTGACCGCTTCCGTCACGTGACCGATGAGTTGCCGGACACGCGCGTCGAGCGGATAGAAGGCATCGACTTCGGCTTCACGAATCCGGCGGCCATTCTCACGATCGACAAGGATGCTGACAGCAACTATTGGGTCACAGCCGAGTGGTACAAGACCCAGAAGACCACCCCTGAGATCATTGAGCACGCGAGGTCGGAGAAGCCGAACGCCGTCTACCCCGACCCGGCAGAGCCTGACCGCATCGAAGAAATGCGACGGGCCGGTTTGAACATCCGCGAGGTATCGAAGGACATTGAGGCCGGCATCGCCAAGGTTCAAGAGCTCTTCAGGTCAGACCGAATCCGAATCCATTCCTCGTGCGTAAATCTCATCTCCGAGCTCGAAAGCTATTCCTACCCGGACAAGAAACCCGAACACAACGAGGCGGAGACGCCGATCAAGGAGAACGACCACGCCTGCGACGCCCTACGATACGCGCTCTACATGAACGCCCAAGAAGCTCCGACCCATGTCGTGAAGCAGTTCCGCTCCAGCTCCACGCCGACCACCTACGCTCCACCCAGACACCGCGTCCGTCAGTTCAAGCCGAAGAGAGCGGCTTAGGTTATCCACAGCAGGTCGTCCTTGTGCTTCTTCATGGAAGTTTCATACTGAGGGTGACACCGAACATTCACACACGCTCAATTCAATGAGTTCGTGATACTAGACCTAACGCTCACTCGGAACCGCCGCGGAATGGTGACCAGCCCAGCTTCCGCATATCGCCCTTCGAAGGCCGCCAAAGACAGAATCAAACAAGTTCTCGAGCACTTTACGATTGCTCGAGAGAACATGGACACCCCTCGTCGCGAATTCGACGACATGTCCGTCCTGGAACGCCAATCACTCGATCAGGCGTCTTTTAATAACTACGTCGGCTCACCTTCCGAAGACCCCGATGAGGCATGGAGGTCCCAAGCTGTCCGGCCAATCATCCGGAACCGCGTCATTTCCATCGCCGCTCACGTCACGGGTGCTCTCATCTTCCCTCAGGTCTACGCCCAGAACGACCAGGACCAAGCGGACAAAGACGCCGCCGAGGTGATGAAGGACCTCATGGAATGGGCAGGGGAGCAATCCGACTACGCCAGAACCTTCCTTTACGCTGTCATCGCCGCACTCGTGAACCCGGGCGTCATCATCCACACCGAGTTCGCCGAGCACTACCGCACAGTGAAGGAGATGGACGAGAAGGGCGGCTGGACCGAGAACCAGATACTCGACGAGGCCTACTCCGGCTTCAAGGACTCGATCGTCCCCTTGGATGAGATCTTCGTCGCCAACCTGTACGAGTCCGACATCCAGAAGCAGCCTTTCATCATCTGGCGAAGGGCCATCGACTTTTCGGCCGCTCAGGCGAAGTACGGCGACAACCCGGTGTTCAAGCGCTACGTCCGTCCAGGACTTCAGTGCCTTTTCGATGAGAAGACGAACCAGTTCTATGAGCAGTACGACGAGAAGCTCCGCGACAGGCTCGTCGATGAGGTCATTTACTACAACCGAACCGAAGACCTCCAACTCGTGCTCTTGAACGGCGTGCTGCTCTCCCACCCTGACCAGCCGAACCCGAGGAAGGACAAGAAGTATCCGTTCGCCAAATCCGGCTACGAGCTCTTCGATGAGGGCAAGTTCTTTTACTACTCCTCGCTCGTCAAGAAGATGAGCAAGGACGAAGAGGTTCTAAACACCCTCTACCGCATGGTCATTGATGGCACCTATCTGCGCCTCATGCCCCCGATGGCCATCTTCGGCAACGAAGAGGTCAACTCATCCATCACGACGCCTGGCACGATGAACACGTTCGACCAGGAGACCCGAGTTGAAAAGCTCGACATCGGAGGCAACCTATCCGAGGGCATGGCCGCCATCGAGAAGGTGGAGTCTTCAATGTCCGAAAGCTCCAACGACATTCTCCAGTCGGGTCAGGACTCAGGCGGCTCGAACACAGCCTTCGAGATCTCACGCCTCGAACAGAACGCGAGGGTCATGCTGGGCCTCTTCGCCAAGATGATCGGCATGCTCGTGAAGGATCTCGGAGAGCTGAGGCTCTCGGACATCCTTCAGTACCTGACCGTGGCCGACGTAGACCGGCTCACCGGCGATTCCTCCCGCCTCCGCTTCCAATCCTTCATCCTCCCGGACAAGACCTCGAACGGGAAGAGGAAGACTCGTCATATCAAGTTCGACGATTCGATCATCCAGACCGGCATCGAGCCAGAGGAAATGAAGACCCCGATGGACATGAGCTTCGACGTCCTCGAGGAGGAAGGCGGGCTCGACACCGACCAGGAGATATTCCTCGTCGCTCCGAAGCTCTTCCGCGAGCGAAAGTTCAAAGTGAAGGTATCTCCGGAGACCGTCACACCTCCGTCTGACAACGTGAAGCGTGCGTTGAACCTTGAGCTCTACGATCGCGCGATTGCCAGCCCCGTCGTCGACCAGAAAGCTGTCTTTACCGACCTCCTTCTAGGCTCCTACGACAGCACTAAGGGCGACACCGACAAGTACGTGCTGAAAGATCAGCCCACCCAACCGATGACCGAAGAGGTCCCAGGCAAGAAACCCGACGTGCTGGCCAAGGTGCTTGGCAGCGGCACGAACCAAGAACTAAACAAGGTCGCTATGTAACCTCAAACATGGAAAAACAACACATCACCAAAGATCAGTGGACCGGACTTCCGAGCGACGTCCGTTCACGGCTTCGCAAGACCTTCTCGCTGCCCATCTCCGAGGCCCAAGTCGTCGACGGCAACCGAGTCGTCTCTGATGGCGTCTCCGACACTACGCTCCGCTCCGTGTTCAGCGTCCAGCGCATGAGCGAATACCTCGGGGTGGAAGGCGACTGCGATTTCCTCTTTCAGAAGATCGCGTTCGATGACCCGACGCCGGCCGACGCGGACAACCGCGATGCGGCGGAGGAAACCCCGAAGCCAAAGGCCAGGAAGAAACGTACCTCGAAATAACATGGACAAGCTCGAAGCACTCGAAAACTTCATCCTCTCCGACGTCCTGAACGCTCCCCTTCCTGGAAACCTTCTGGAATGGGACGGCAAGACCTTCATCGTTGGCGGCCGACAGCTTTCAGAAGCGGAAACCAAGAACTTAATCGAATCCGCGAAAGCTCTCCGTACCAACGACCTATGGAAGTTGCTACTTGCCCAGGCCAAGAGAGAAGGCATGAGGCGGATCGCGGCCTCTTCCCAGAGTTGGGAGGACGTCCGGTTCGGCAAAGCCCTGCTCTACACCGCCGACATCTTCGAGAAAAAGGTCGAGAACGCATCCCGCTTGAAAACTTAAAAGCTTCCCGGTAGGTGTTCCCGCCCTCTCCCCTCAGTGCGTGCGTGTCGCATTTGGAGGGAGGGCAGGGACACTTAACCGGTGATCCCGAACGGCGGCGTGAGCCGAAAATCACGTGCCCACCCTACACGTTTAATGTCCGACAACACGTCCGAGGCCAAGAAGCCTCAAGAGGAAGTAACCAAGGAAGGCGAATCTGCCGCCCCTGCCGCTTCCGCAGAAAAGCAAGAGAAAGACCCCGTCCAAGAGCTTCAGCTCGAGGCCCAGAAGGCTCTCGACATCGCCGCGACCGAGAAGGAGCGACGCGAGAAGGCTGAAGACAAGATCGTCAAGCTCAAGCGAAAGTTCAAAGAACTAGGACTTGATGACGACGAGGACGAGGAGGACAAGCCGGAAGTCCCAGACCTCGAAGCGCTTACCCAAGCCGTTGAGGAAAGGGTACTGGCAAAGATAGGCCCGAAGGAGAAGGAGAAGGACTCTGAACTCGAACGCTCGAAGGCGGCCATCGCCGAACTTACCGAGACTCTGAAGTCCAAGAAGTCCATCACCAACTCTTCGATCGGCTCGAATCAGGACCGCTATGAGCCTGAAGAGGACCCGCTGAAGAGACTGTCCGCCGCCGACCTCCGATTCCTTGAATCCAGGGCACAGCGAGCGAACATGACCGTCCGCGAATACCTCAAGAAGCATCCGCTGTCATAGCAAAGTGGCCTCGTCCGGCCACTCTCAACAAACAAAACAAACAACGTGGCTAAGAACGACATCCGCATTGTGTCTCCGTCCCAGGTACCGGTTCGCCGCTACCAGACCGAGGCCAATGCCACTGCCATCTACGCCGGCGAGTTTGTGAAGATGAAGGCCTTGGGTTCCCCATACGCCATTCCTCTCGCAGACGCCGAGCCAGTAATTGGCACTACCACCCCCGTGCTTGGACTCGCCAAGAGCGATTCAACACAAACCGCTTCCGCTGACGGAGTTGTGGACGTTTACGTCCCAGTTCCTGGAACCGTGTATGAGATCAAAGCCAAGTCCGCTACCGCTGCCGACACTCTCGCAGAGATAAAGGCATTGGAAGGCGACAGGCTGCTCATCGACCTCACCACCGGCTCCTACACCATCGACACCGCCGCTGGGGACTCCCAGACCGCCGGTTTCCACGTGGTCGGAGGCAACGCAGATAAGAAAACCATCCATGTCATGCTTCGGTCGGGCGTGACGATCGTGGGTGACCAAGACCTCTCCTAACCCATAAATGTCTGTAAATTCATCCCTTAACTCAACTGTAGTCAAGACCGAGATCGACGACGTCTTCGTGCAGGCGCACAACGTCGAGACCCATCCTGGCTACGTCAACGCTCTTTCCCCGAGCGTCTTCCAGCAGGACTCAACCGATAAGGCTGCCGAGATCATCGAAAACCTTAAAGGTTCCGGCCTTTGGACCCAGACCTCAGAAGAGGAAAACCTGTCTCAGGGCGACCCTCGCGTCACCGGCAGGAAGACCGTCAACGTCGTGAAGTTCGCTCAGACCTTGACCATTCCGGCCGAGTTCTTCCACGACAACATGCACTCCACCTGGGAGAAGATGGTCAGGGGGTTCGGCTACGGAGCCCGCGACACCCGCGATTCCAATGCCTTTGCCGCCTACCGCAACGCTTTCACCACTCAGCTTTCCTACGATGGCACTGCCCTCATCTCCGACTCTCACTCAAACCTCGGTGGCTACACCATCGACAACAAGGTGACCGGAGCTTTGAGCGAATCCACCTTGAACGATGGAATCGTGCAGCTCATCGAACAGAAGACTCAGGATGGACGCGTCGGCGGCAACATGCCGAAGGTTCTCTTAGTCCCTCCGAAGCTCTTCAAGACCGCTTGCGAGATCACTGAATCCGACCTCCGCTCGGGCACCCCGGATAACGATATGAACGTCTACTCGACAAAGTACGGCATTCAGGTCGCGACTTCCCAGTGGCTCGGCGCGGCTGCCGGCGGCTCTGATACCGCTTGGTTCTTGCTCTCCGATAACCACTCCGTCATGCGCTTCGTCCGCGAAGCCTTGACCACCTGGCTTATCGATCCTGAGTACTCGGAAAACGACACCTACAAATACGGCGGTAAGTTCCGCGAGGTCGTGGATACCGTCTCCTTTGAAGGTCTCGTAGGCTCGAACGGCTCCTAAACACAAAACCAGTAACACCATGAACAAACACATCTTCGGTTTACTGGCACTTGCTGTATGTCTTAGCGTGCTCCTCTCGGTCTTCATCTTCTCGGCCATCCAGCCGGAAGCCAGGCTTGGAGGCACAACTCGCGCCGACACCACCGTCGCAGGTAGCTTCACCACTACCGGCGCGGCCACTCTCTCCGGAACGAACACCCTTTCGGGGGCTACTACCCTCTCGGGGACGAACACCGTGTCCGGTGCGACCACGATCAGCGGAACCGTGGCGGTATCCCAGTCCTCCAGCTCCACGCTCGTCATCGGAAACCAATCTTCCGGAACGGGCGTCGGTTGTCTGGTCGTCGGGGACTCCGCTGGCGCGACCTCCAGCCCCGTTTACATCACGGCGACTGGAGCGACCCTCAGCGCGACCACCACGAAGCCGTCCATCTGCAAGTAACAGCCGTCCCTTCACTCTCAGCCGTGACCACATGACGGCTGAGGGATGAGGGGATGGACAACCTCTCTACATCCACAAATGAACAAATCAACCTACATCATCATCACTCTCGTCGCCGCGGCCCTCATCCTCGGCATGGCCTATCTAGCGGCCAACAAGGCGCCAACCGTCAGCCTCGGCAGCTCGAACTCAGCCTGCACCTATGACGGGACGATAACCAACAGCTCCAGCTCCGTGGATTCGACCTCGAAGAACCCCATCCTGGCCGGCAACGGCTCCCGCTACTACGCCGCGATCGTGAACGACGGGGCAACTGGCGTTTACCTCAACCTGACCTCCGCGACCGCCACTGCTCGCACCGGCATCTACTTGGCTCCCACGGGAGGAAGCTTCGAGATCACCTGCGCTGACCGCTACCTGGGCGCCATCACCGCCATCACGGCTTCCGGCACCTCAACACTAACCATCGTCGAGAAATAGCCATGAAGAAGCACATCATCGTCTCGCTGGGGCTGACAACGATACTCCTCGCGGGTATCGGGCTGGCCTCGGCCCGTATCTCAAACCCTCCGGCAACATCCTCGGTTGATACCTCGGCCTTCATGACGAAGGCCTCGAACCTTTCGGACCTGGTTTCAGCGGCAACATCGAGGGTGAATCTCTTCGGCACTTCCACTGCCGGCTATTTCCTCAAGTACTCCGGCTCTGACTGGACTGCCTCTGCTCCAACGCCGAATCCCGTCAACTTCATCATCGAGAATCCAACCGCCTCGGAGAACGACGGCATCTTCATCTTCAACACCACCTCGACCATCACGAAGGTTATGGCTGTGAACAAAACAACCGGAGACAGCGTCACATTCGGTCTCGGCTATGGGTCATCCAGGGCAACCGCCACTTCTTCACTCACCCAGGTTCTTTCGGGAACAACTGCCACCGTAACCGCCACCACGACCCCCACCACCATCACCTTGAATGGCACCCCGACCCCAGGCCTAGGGAATGTCCTCATCTTCTACACGACCGCCGCGTCGAGCAGCCAATTCACCCTGACCGCATACTTCAATGAGAACTAAGCTCACGATCCTGCTTGCGCTCGTCATCGCCTTGATGCCGCTTCAATCGGCGGAAGCGGCTATCTCGCGCTCAGGGTCTGGAGCTATTTCCACATCTGGAAATAACAACGCCTCTGGAGCAGCGACCTGTAGTTCGGGCAGCACGATCTTGGTTGCCAACCTCGGTGTTCAGAACAACTCATCGGCGACATTCACGCCGTCGATGACATATGGAGGAACGCCCATGACGCTGGTGGCGACTGAAGGTAATGGCACAGGCAACATTGCCGCGCTATTCATCCTCTATAACCCGGCCACATCCGGAACTCTCTCGAGCAACGCCGGGCAAAGTTCCGGCCTGCTCCAGTTCTCTCAGATCACCTACGCCTGCTACTCAGGCGTTCGCACATCCGGCCAGCCGAATGGTCAGGCGACGCTATCGGCGAATCCATCATCGTTCGGTTCGGTATCGGTAACCGCCAGCTCTAGCGTCAACGACGCATGGTTCGCTATGGGCAGCTACATCAGCGCATCGATGACACCTGGCGCGAGCACCACTCAAGTAGTTGCGGGCGCTAGCGACATCACCGCCTTCTACGACAGCAATACATCTCGTCCGACCGCCGGGAACTGGACCTTCAACCTATCAAACCCCACATCAGGAGGGCGCATCTTCCGTGGAGTCATGATCGCCATGGAGCCAGCTCCACCCGCCCCACCACGAAAACTAAAGGGCTCAGGCCTATCCCGCTAAATGCCATGCCTCACGATGAACTTACACAATTCAAGATCGATATGAACAACATGAGGAACGACATCTCTAACATCAACAAGGAAGTTGGCGAGCTAAAGGACCTCATGACGAAGTTCATCGAGAAATCCGAGTCCAGGTTCGCCGGGAAATGGACGGAGAAGGCCATGGTAACCGTCATTTCTGCGGTTGGACTTGCCGCCTTGGGCGCGCTCCTATCACTCATAATCAAATGAAATCCATCTCTGATCTCAAAGTAGACCTCGCGGGCGCCCTCCACGGGACGAACCTCAACAAGGTCCAGGGTCTAGACCAAATCCTCTACCGAGCCGCAGGTGACTTGCTCCTCGACATCGACCCGCGTGAGACCAAGCGCATCGCGCAGATAGATAATGCGCTCTACGATGACGTGACCGATTACGTCCTGCCTTCCGACCTGAAGGGAACGAAGATCGTCGACATCCGCCCGCAGGTTTCCAGAGCTCTGAACGACAACCTTCGCGCTCGATATAGCAAGGAATTCGACCTTCAGAAGGCGTCCAACACCTGGGCGATCAAGGACAACAAGGGTGTCAAGACCCTGAGAATCGAAAAGGACACCATCGCTGGCGTTCTTCTCCATTCCTGTGACGGCCTGATAGCCAATGGCACCTGGGCGGCCGATGGCCTCCTCGCCACGAACCTCGAAGCTGATGAGACCTACTACCTGACCGGAGCCAGTTCGCTCCGCTTTGACGTTTCATCCGGCGGCTATATCCAGAACTCCACGTTCCAGGCCGTTGACCTCTCCGATCATGAAGACACCTCGGCCATCTTCCTCGCCATCTACATCCCGCCTGAAGCGACAGCCTCCAATCTCACATCGGTTCAGCTCAGATGGGGCAGTTCGGACTCCGCCTACTGGTCCAAGTCGGTGACCGCCGCCCACGACGCCACCGCCTTTCAAAACGGTTGGAACATCCTCCGCTTTGACTGGGCTTCGGCATCCGAGACCGGCTCGCCGGATTCCTCCGCCGTCGACTTCCTGAGGGTCACCTTCACCACTTCAGCCACGATAGCCGACGTCCGCGTGGACTCCATCTACTCCAGGCTTCCGAGCATCTGGGAGGTCGAGTACTACTCCAAGTATCTCTTCCGCACCAGTGCCGGTGACTGGCAGGAATCCGTCACCGACGATTCGAACTACATCAACCTCGACACCGAAAGCTACAACCTCTTCTTCGACAAGATCATGGTCCTCCTTGCCCCGCAGCTTCAGGGCAAGGATTCCGCGTTTGACCTCGAGTTCTACCGCGACGAATACAAGGCTAAGAAGGCGAAATACACCTCGCAGAACCCCAGCCAAGCGCAAAGGCCGCAAGCCATCTACTACCGCTTACGCGGCGGCAGACGCATCTAGATGCCCGAGAAGTTCGCGCTCATACCGAATAGGAACGCCGCCCAGGGAGAACCAAACAGCTTCCTCGGTTATCGCGCCAAGACGGACATCACCGCCCTGCCTCCCGGTGTGCTTGTTTCACCTTCCCAGAACGTTCTGACGAACGACGCTGACCGGGTAGGTATCAGGCAGGGATATACCCTCGACGGAGATGCGAACACCGCTCTCACCCCTATTCGCTCCTCCTACGACTGGAAGTCTTCGACCGGGCATGAGCGCAATCTCCGGTTCTACGACGACGAGCTCGAATATAGATATGTCGACGCGGACGACGTTGTCACCTACCGCCGCTTGAAGGATGGCTTTTCAACCACCGCTCTCCTCCAGTTTGCCGAATTTTGGGATACGACCGAGAAGATCGATGTGCTGCTCTTCGTCGATGGCTCCTCGAACATCTACGAATGGAGCGGGGCGGTCGGGACGATCGCTTCAGCCGGCACCAACACGCTCACGCTCGCAGGAGGCGGGACCTGGGCAGCTTCGCGCTTTCTCACCTCAGGCACGCGCAAAGTTGTCATCCAAGGCATCGAATACACCTACACCGGAGGCGAATCCACCGATACCTTGACCGGGGTGACACCAGACCCGGCCGTTGCTTCCCCAGCCATCGTCGCCGGAGACATTGTTCACCAGGCCGTTCGCACCACCGCATTCTCGGCATTTACGAAGCCCGCGACATTTGCGAACACCGACCCGAAAGACCTCATCGCAGTCCTCAACAATCGGGTTTGGCTAGGCTACACGAAGTCCAGATATGTCCATGTCTCGGCCCAGAACACCTTTACAACCTACACACCCAGCTCTCCGCGCGCGCCAGGCGAGGGAGATACCTTGACCCTTGATGGAGCCGTAACCGCGATCACGCCGGAGACCAACGAAAGCGACAACGACACCGCAGCCATGCTCATCTCAGCCGGGGAGGACTTCTGGTATCGCATCACCTACCAGACATCCTCCGACTTCACGAAGGAAAGCTCCTACATCAAGAGGCTCCTCACCGCACCCGGGCAAGCCGCTCTTTCCCAATACGCGGTAGCCAAGGCCAAGAACACGACCGTGTTCATCTCGAAAGAGCCGACATTCGATCAGCTGGGAAGAGTGGAAAGCATCGATACCCCCCAATCCCGGCCGCTTTCCGATGACATCAAGTTGGACTTCGAGTCCTACGACCTGGCCGATGCTCACGTTATCTACCATCGGTCATATCTCTACCTCGCCTTGCCGGCCGAAGACCTGGTCCTCATGTACAACCTCAAGCGGGGCTTCTGGGAGGCTCCACAGGTCCTGCCGATCCGCCGTTTCGCGGTCATCGACGGCGAGCTCTATGGTCATTCCTCGGCGGTCCCCGAGACATACAAGCTCTTCACCGGCTGGAACGATAACGAGTTCCCCATCCATGCCACAGCCGCCTTTGCCTACGAGAACCAGGGTAGGAGGGACGCAAAAAAGAGCGAGACGGCGCACTTCACCGAGGGCTACATCAGCTCGAACACTGCTCTGACGCTCGGCCTCAAATACGACTTCGGCGGATACACCTCTATCGTCGAGAAAGAGATCTCCGGGACGGACGATTCCATAGTCTTTGCGACCACGGCCGACGGGTCGATCGGCAAGAATCCGATAGGTCAGCAGCCTGTCGGATCGATAACCGACTCCATCTCAGGGATACCGAAGTTCCGGGTCATCCATGACCTCGTAAGGCAAGACTACTACGAGCGGCAGGTTCTCTACGAGACGAACGAAATGGACCAGCAATGGGAAATCCTCGCGTATGGCTCGAACGCGACCCTATCACCAGATAACCAAACAGAAATCACTCAATAACCACATGACAGCATTCTTCACAAAATTGATCGGCGGACTAGCGGCGGCACTGATTGCCCTGACTCCATTGCCGACCCAGATAGAGAACACGCAAAGAGACATCGAAACGCTTCGCTCCCAACTCACCGCTCAGATGAAGGTAGGAGCCTTCACTCCCGTCCAAGCACAGAAGTTCCGCCTGGCCGGTTCGGGGATCACGGCCACCGCCTCGTCCATCACCCTTCAGAGCTTCAAACTGCCTGATGCTTCGACGACCATTGCCATGGCCGACCTTGGCTCCGTCGCCTACGGAACGCTGGAACCGGGAACTTCCAAAGAAGAGCAGATCAGCTTTACCGGCGTCACCCAGAACGCGAACGGCACAGCTACTTTGACCGGCGTCACTCGCGGTTTGGATTTCCGAAGTTCGAACTGTTCCTCCGTCTCCGCAAACAAGAAGACGCACGCTGGAGGCTCAACCTTCATCCTCTCGAACACCGCATGCTTCTACTCGGAGTTCGATGTCTCGAAGAACGATGAGCACATCACCGGCACCTGGACCTTTGACGCAACCTCGATGCCCCGGGCAACGAGCACGGTCACTTACGGCGTAGGTTCCGACCTCTGGTTCGCAACCAAGGCCTACGTCGACGGAGTGTCTTTCGCTGGAGTCTCGGATGCGTCAGAAAGCGCAAAAGGCATCGTGGAGATAGCCACTCCGGCGGAGCTCATCTCTGGAACCGCTACCGGCTCAACCGGAGCAATCCTCTCCGCACCCGTATCACGCTTCAACGCCACCTCATCGGCCACGACCACGATTCCGGTCACGAACAGCTCAGGCAAGCTCTCCCAGGGCTTCCTAGACCTCACCCAGCCTTTCACCTTTTCTGGAGGACTGACTTCTTCGGCAACGACTACGTTCACAGGATCTGTGTCCGGCATCCTGCGCTTCGGGTCGGGAGATGACGGGGACGTCACGATTGGTGCCGGAACCACCACGACTCTTTCTCGAGATATGTTCTACGACGACCTTGTCGTATCGGGAACTCTCATCACCAACGGCTACAAGGTTCACGTCCGAAACACTCTCACCGGTGCCGGCATCATTCAATGGAATGGCAACGCCGGCTCGAACGCTACTAGCTCCACCCCTGGAACTGGCGGCGCGGCTCTCGCGGACGCATCTGTCCCAGGTTCTTTAGCCGGAGCAACTGGGGCGACTGGTGATGGCGGCTCTGGCGACGCGGGCGGTGGCCCTACCGTGACGCTGGCTATTGCCGCTTCCTCCGGAGCGGCAGGCGGTACAGGCGCAAGCTGCTCCGCCGCGGGAGGGTCAAGCTCTGCTGGTTCAGTCACACTGAATCGTTCCTCTTCAACACTCCGGACCGGGGTCCATCTCTTCTCGTTCACTGCTTTCAACGCATCTTCGACCCTTCAACTCGCGAAAGGCCAAATTCCTGGCGCTGGCGGCGGTGCCGGCAGCAACAACGGAGGTCTCTCCGGCGGCGGTGGCGGCGGAGGTGGCTCTGCCGGTGGCACGGTCTGGCTGGCGATCTCTGACCTCTCCGGGTTCACGGGAACCATTCGTTCGCTAGGCGGCAACGGCGGTACCGGAGGTTCAGGAACCAATGTCCCTCCAGGAGGCGGCGGTGCCGGAGGTAATGGCGGGACGGTCGTCATCATCTACGACACGGATGGTACCGGCTACACAACTAGCGTCGCCGGAGGCACTGGCGGTCAACCTGGAACAACGGCGTGCGGCAGCGCAACTGCCGGTTCTAACGGCAACACCGGCTTGCTCTTCAAGGTCAAATACTCAGAAGTCATCCGCTAACCCCATGGCCAACCCCTACGAACTCGCAACACCAGGCAGCCAAATCTTCAAGGACAACCCGCTTTTCAAGCGGCCGGATGAAAGCCCGGACACCTACAAGACTCGCGTCGGTTTGAACACGCCCACGACCACCCCGGCCGTGGTCACCAGCCAGCAAGCACGAACCGAGATTGCCAAAGCTCAGACCGGGCTTCAGGCCGAGCTTCAGAAGATGGGCACCGGGACAGCGGAAGGCGGCACGATCACCTATCAGGGACAGACCTACACGAAGACCCCGGACGGAAGTTACTCCGGCGGTCAGCAGACCAAGACCGAGATTGCCAACCAGCCGCCAGCCCAGCCCAAGCCCAAGGAACCGGCCCCACCCGCAACAGGCATCCCTCAGCCGAAGAGCGACTACGACCGCCTCCTGGAAAGTCAGCAGAAATACGCGGAGAACATGGCCTCCTCCTTTTCCGACTTCCAAGCCAAGTCCGAGTCCATCCGCACCAAGCTCTCGACCGCCAATCAAGCGGTCATTTCGAGCATTAGAGACTCCTTCGCTCGGCAGATCGAGGAGACGAAGAAGGTGAACGACGCGACCTTGAAGGGTCTTACCCAAGCCGGGATACGCGCCGGGAGGAATCGATATGCGATCGAAAGCGAAGATACCGGCCTCGCAAACGAGATGAGGGAAGGCATCAGACGGATTTCCGACCTCGAAGCGAAGAGGGACGAGCTTATAGCGAAGGCAGAACTAGCCCAAGGCGAAGAGGACTGGAAGATGTTCTACCAGCAATGGTCTGAGGCGCAAAAAACCTCGAAAGAAATGAACGATTCCGTTCTCGAGATGTACAAGCTCCGCCAAGAGAACGAGAAGGCAGCCAGAGAGTCCATGAAGCTCAACCAGGAGTGGATAAAAAACACCCTCGACATCCAAGACAAGCAGATGACCGGCCTTTCCTACTCCATTCTCGGGCAGCTCACCGGCGACCCTGAGGCGGACAAGGCTCTCATCTCGAACTACGCCGAAGCCTACGACCTCGACCCAGAAATGCTCGCGGGACGGATAACGGAGACCTCCCAGAGGTTCAACAGGGAAGAAGCTGCAAGCTTCAAGGAAGTCCAGGGAGGACTCTACGACATGGCCTCCGGAGAGTGGGTCATTCCGCCCGCAGATGGCGGCGTCGATTCCGCCAACTTCAAAGAGGTTCAGGGCGGGCTATACAACGTCGCCACGAATCAGTGGGTCGTACCACCGCAGACCGGGGGAGCCAGCGTTCCGGAGAACATCCCCTACGGCACGCAAGAGTACTTCTCGACGCTTCTAAAGAACTCCGCCGGAGGAAAGAATCCCGCGTCCGAAGAACGCACCTCACTCGCCAAAGCCTTCCTCGTCATCGACCAGATCGACACCCTTCGAACCTCCATCGATGACACTTCGACCGGCCCCATACTCGGTCTCATCCGATCCAGGAATCCCTACGATCAGAAAGCCCAGGAGATACAGGCTCAGCTCACCGCGCTCATTCCCAACCTCGCGCGAGGCGTCTTCGGTGAAGTAGGTGTTCTGACCGACAACGACGTGAAGCTCTACGCCGGAACCCTTCCGAACCTAAAGAGCACTGAAGACGTCAGGAACGCCGTGCTCGGCCTCACTCTAAAGACCGTCCAAAGGTCCATCGAGAACCGGTTGGAGGTCATGGCCGCGTCGAATCTCGATGTCAGCGGATTTGCGCCGAAATACAACGCCCTCACGAAGCAGATCACCGAGATCGAAGCCGGTCTGGGTGTGGGTAAGGAGAACGCAACCGCCATCCTTGACCAGATGCTGAACGGACAGCAGGTCACACCGCTTGCCCCGAAAGCCCAGTCCACCCAAAAGCAAGGCTGGTTCGACAGCTTCCTAAAACAGTTCAATATCTATCGCGGCCCAAAAGTGAGTAGCGCTGGCAAAGCTGCCCAGACCAGCGCTGGACGCGAAGTGGTTGCGAATTACGACATCACGACCTATGCGACCGACCCGAACCACGGGATCAACGTGAAGAAGATTTACGACAAGGTCAGCCAGTCCGTTCAGGACACGGCCCAAAGTATTGATTCGTACATCCAGAAGGTCGCGCGGAACAGCCCCATCAGAGGTTCCGACGTCGTCGCGATCGCCAAGAAATACAACGTCGACCCGAAGATGATGATCGCGATCATGCAGCAGGATTCCAGCCTCGGGACCAAAGGCCTCGCGGTCCGAACGAAGAACCCGGGAAACGTCGGCAACGATGACGAGGGCAACATCCGGAGCTACGAAGACTGGCCGAAGGGCGTTGAAGCCGTCGCTCAACAATTAGCCAAACGAAAAATATCCTAATGGAACAATTCGACCCCAAGAAATACATAACCGACGAAAGGGCCAAGGGAACACCCGACACCGACATCTACTCCACCCTTCAGAAGCGCGGCCTCGTCTCCACCCCCAGGGAGCCATCCTCGAGAGGCTTCACAGGCAACATCGCCCCTACCATCACTGCCGTAGCAGGAGGCGTCATCGGAGGCGGCATGGGAGCCCTCGCCGGAGGAGTGGGAGCCATTCCCGGAGCTGTCGCTGGAGCCGCCCTGGGAGGGGCGGTAGGAGAGACATTTCAGCAGTCGCACGAGGAAGTATTCGGCGACCGCGAAGGACTCGACACAGGACAGATTGCCGCCGCCGGCGTTACCTCCGCGGCTGGAGAGCTCGTAGGACATGGCATTGGCAAAGCTCTAGCCGTGCCGCTCAAGGCCACAGCCAATGTCGTCCGACCCCGACTTGTAAAAATCATGGCTGCCACCTCCGGATACGCCGATGAGGTCATCGAGCGAGCGTTGGAACGCACTTCCGGAGCCGTGGAAGCCGTCCGAGAAGGTGAGCCTGCCCTGAACGACATCGTGAAGCAGTCCGCCACCAAGTTCTCCACATTCGCGAGGGAATCCCTCCTAAGAGCAAAGCAAGAAATCGCTGAGATCGCGAAAACCGAGTCGCTTGGCGGTCCCGGCAAGGTAGCCAGCCGCAACATGCTCCTCCAAGAGGGCAGGAAGTTCATCCAGAACATCGACAACGCCTTTCGCACGGCGCACAACATCGGCGTTTCGAAGCTCGGAAAGCTTAATTTCACGCGCGGCAGCAAACCGTCCGCGATCATCTCCAAGGCGGACCAGAACGCGGTCCAGGAGGCATACACCTGGCTCCGCTCCATTCAGAAAAACACTTCCATCGAGCACATTGACGCGGTCTTCGAACGCATCGTCCGGCTCAAGACGAAAACGCCCGCCGGAACACCGAGCGGACCAGAGACGAAGACCATCATCGGCGAGATACTCGATGAAGCAACGAAGTTCGTCGAGACAACCTATCCGAAATACTCCCAAGTCCTGAAACAGAACCTTGAGACCCGCCTCATGATCAACGAGGCGAAGGAGATATTCGGCTCAACCGCCCATCCCACACCGAAGGACGTCGCTGCGATCACCAAGCAGCTTCTCCGCAGCTTCAACTCCGGGGACCTACCCATCAGGGAATCCGTCGAAGCGCTATCGAAGAAGATAGGAACCGACCCCATCGGAGCTGCCGCCGGAGCGTTGGTCAAAGCCGGAGACCAGATCAGCGTCCGCGCTCCGAATCTCGTCGATAGGAACATCATCATGAAAGCGGTCGAGTTCCTCCCGCGAGTAGGGCTCATGAACTACATCAAGACCGGCCAGGTCACTGGCTCGTTGCTCCGCAACCCCGTGGTCCTAGGGCTCGCCAAAACCCTCAAGGTCGGCGCGAAAGAGACCCTTCAGATGATAGGGCACAGCATTCAGAACAAATCTGCCGACTAATTGAACGTCATCACCAACAGCGTGAGACCGAAATACGCAAGCGCCGCTATAAGCGCCGCCTGTATCCCGAACACCACCGCAATCAGTAACCATACGAAGATGATTAAGACCATAGCTTGACCCTATCACCTCCAAGCTTTCCGTCAAGCCGGACTTCCAGTAATACACAGGCCGCCCCCTATCAGTCGCCAACCAAACCCATACACTTAACTTAATGACCAGGAGGCCATCACCTCTATCACCAGTCCGCCCCCTCCCCAAAGACCCCGAAGGAAAACGCAAGCCGTTCCGGCTCGGATATGTCCTTCAGCTTCCGAAGCTCGAAGAAATCCCTCTGACCGACTGGGAGCTCGACGACAACCCGGTGGAGAACCAGCTTTCGAAGGCCGACACCCTGGACGATATGTGTACGGCCTACGCCCTCACCTCCGTTCTTGAATCTCAAGAAGGTGAGGCGCTCGACCCGGGTTACTCCTTCGCTAAAGCCAAGCAGCTCGAGGGCGACTGGCAGTCCTTCGGCTCGAACCTCCAGACGATCGGCGACACGGCGAGGAAGTTCGGTGCTCTACCTGTCGCAAAATCTCCCTTTTCCGACAGACCGAGAAGCTTCGTTGCGAACTGGGGCAACTGGCCTGCGATCTACGACGCCTACGCCTCCGGCCACAAGCAGGGAGCGATGCTCTGGGTCGAAGGTCCCTACGACTACTTCGACAACATCCGGGCCACCCTCTGGTATCTGAAGACCCATCCTGGCCGAGCGGGCATCCTTGCTGCCTGCTTCTGGCCTTCCGAGTTCCAGTACGCTCCGGGTGGCCTCATCCCGACGACCTACAACCCCACGCAGTTCGGCCACGCCTTCCGCATCGTGGGACAGAAGATGGTGAACGGCCAGCCGAGGCTCGTCATTCAAAACAGCTACGGCCGCGAGGTCGGATACCAGGGCAAGTACTTCTTCCCTCGCTCCGTGGTGAACAAGGAGTTCCGACCCTTCGGAGGCTTGGTCTTCGTGGATGAAACGCCCGACGAGATCCGCGCGAGGAAGATAACCGTCCTCCAGAAGCTCATCCGGCTCTACGAAGCGGTCATCTACCTGCTCTCTCCCGCACCAGTCCCAAAAGCGGAGCCGGCTCCCATGCCGGAACCAAGTAGACCAATGCCCACACTTCACGACCTCGGCAAAGCTATCGAATGGAAGGAGAACGTCCGCAAGGACCTGAATAACCCCGGCGCGTTGCGCTGGTCTCCGTTCCAATCAGGCAGCTACAAACAGAAACTCACCGGACTGCCTCTCGCCACCTTCGCAACCTACGAAGAAGGCTTCAAGGCTCTCATTCATCAGCTCCGCCTCGTTTCAACAGGGAAGAGCCCGGCCTACAACGCCAAGGCCAGGGAGCTCATGCTCCCAAGCTGCGCAGAGATGAACCTCGCTCAGTTCTTCCGTGTCTACGCTCCGAGCGGAGACCACAACGACCCAGACCTGTACGCGAGACAGGTAGCGACGCGTCTCGGAGTAGACATCGACTTCCGAATGAAGAACTTCACCTAAAGGTCGCATGTACTCAATCGAACTAAACTTCATGGACAAATCTGAACTACAGAAACGCCTTGAATCCCTCGCCTGGCGAGTTGGAATGATGAGCCTCGCTGCTCTCATCGACTTCGGTGCCGCGAACGTCGGGCTTTTCAACCTGCCGCCGGAAGTGACGACCATCCTCGGCCTCGTCCTCGGCGAGATCTCGAAGACCATTCATAACAAGCTCGCCTAGCTCTCTGGCAAATTGCCCTGCTCACTCAGGGCAAGAGCCAGCGCACTACGCACAGCCTTCCTCCTTGCGCTTTCTCCGCTAGGTGTTTTGCTTAGGTCAGACCCCTAACAACCTAGAAAGGAGGACCTATGTCGCAGGTTGCGTTTCCGTGCCCACGCTGCGATGCCGAGATATACGGCTTCACGTTGAGCGTCGGCGACGGCTTGCTCCACTTCAGATTCGTCTGTAAGCCGTGCAAGCTTGTCAGTCTCGCCGCCCTCACTCCGGAGGACATGCGCGAGCTCGCAAGCGGCCGCACCGTTTGCCTCTCCGAATCCAAGCCGGAGACCCCGCCGCAGTACCTCATGTGAGGCACCCATGTATCTCATTAAGCGTTACCGACCCGGGAACCCAAAGTCCCCGTGGGCGCTCTACGACACGCTCACGCTCTCACCTTCGCCTGACGAACTCGTGGCCCTTTTCACCTACCGGAAAGGCGCGCGCAAGGTTCTCGAACTCCTCATGGAGCTTCATCGCCTGAACCGCGTCTTCGCAAACCTTCATCTCATCTCTGACCTGATCGAAACCGACAAAGTAGCCGACAGAAGGAGGTAGCAAATGAAATCGCTCAACAAGGTTCTCATCTCCGGCCATCTTGGGGCCGACCCCGAACGGAACGGAGCCGTGAAGCTCTCGCTTGCCGTCCACGATTCCTTCGCCACCGACGCTGGCACTCAGACCCGCACCAACTGGATCCCCGTCGTCGCCTTCGGCAAGACCGGAGACTTCGCGGTCGACTATCTCCGGAAGGGCGCGCACATCATCGTCGAAGGCACGCTCCGCCAGAACGTCTGGGAGCCCGAGCCGGGGAAGAAGCAGTCCCGCATCGAGGTCATCGCTTCGACCTTCATCTTTCTCGACAAGAAGACGAACGGCGAGCAGACCGAGCTCCCGAGCGAAGCTCCGGCCGAAGCGAAGACCGAACGGAAGGCGAACACCAAGAAGGCCTGACATGCGACCCGTGCTGGTCTGCGACTGCTCACACCAGAAGCGCGACCATTGGTGCACGAAGCGTCAGCCCGCCGGCCCCTGCCGACTCTGCGGATGCCGAGCTTTCACTCCTGAACCCATTTGCGAATGCGGCCACGGCAAAAAGGCGCACGCGAAGGGTTACTGCCACGAAGGCGACGGATGTAAGGCGCTTCGACCCATCCAAAGGAGGTGATCCCCGTATCTGTCCGGCAATTCCGCCGGGCGATGTAAGGGCAACCAGCCCAAGAAAGGAGAATCGACCCGAACGGAAGTCCCGCCTAGGCTGACAAGGCCTGATCGCTCATTAACCCCTGCCAATTTCGGCGGGGGCTTTTCTTAGTTCAAGAGGAAGAACTCTCCAACCTGCCAAGCTTCTCCGTCCCAAGTGAGCGTGACGTTCCAGCGATACGTTCCGGGCTCCCTAAACTGAAATGGGAGCTGCGTCGTGCCCCGGAAGTAGACCTTCGCTCGGTTCTCCTTTGGTTCGACGAGCGTTACCTCTTCGACCACCAAGTTGCCGAACATTGGCCGCGCCTCTTCCATTGATCGCCGGTCCACGTATCCGCCCACGATAACCAGAGCATCATCCTTGGTCAGCTTCGGAATTTGCGGCTCAGATGGTTCGGCTGCCTCCGTCGCCGCGACAGATGCCACCGTTGCTTCCGGTTGCTGCGCTTGTTCGCCGCACCCGACGTTGAAAATCGCTCCGACCAACGCCACGATCGCCAGCTCTCTCTTCATGGCCTACCTCCGCGCATGACGCTACCTCGGAGTAGTCGACTTTCAAGCGGGACAATTCACCACAGCCTGAGACGTTGCGTTCCGCTCATGGAGCGGTAGCATGAAATGGATACCCGCCTCGCCGCTGGCCAGTCTCTTGACGGAGCTGTCCGGGGTCCGGCGGGTTTCGCTTTCCAACCCGTCCGACTGACCTTCTAGGCCGCTCGGAATGCCGCCTAGGCCTCGCCGAGAGCTCGTTTCGGGGCCTTACCGCCTTCTACCCGGTCCCACGCTATCTCGGCCGTCTCAAGCCCGCTTACGAGGCTTTCGGTTTCCGCTGGTTTTCCAGCCGATCGCCGGAATCGACAGATGCCGCACGCACACATCCTGTGAGGATGCGCCCGCTTCCGTGAAGACCCAGTGAAAGCATCGGAGTTATCCCCAGTTGACGGCTCGCGTCATGAAGTTAAGATGAAGGTGCTCCTCGATTTTCCATACCAGACTGATTCATCCGAAGAATGGCCGCGATGGATCACACAGATCAGCTCGCGCCATTCTCGCGGGCTGTTTTGTTTCTTGAGTCGGGTGCTGCAGTATTGCCCTTTACCCGTAAGCTGCAGCTCCGGCCTCAGGGCGCAAGCTCTGAATTGTTCCTTGAATGTAGGTGTGGCGGAATAGTAGACGCGACAGCGGGTAGGTTTTAGCGAGCAGAGTGGAAAAGACCCGTGAATTCCTGCGACAGCTTCAACCATGCGAGGTGACTATACGAGTGGAAAGCTCGCGAAAACTCTTATGAAGCTCCCGGCGAGTAATCTCGTCAAATCCTCGCCACCTACATTCAGCGAGCAATCGCTGAGAAAGTCCCGGCCAACCCTTAAATGGGAGCTAGAAGCGCGGCCGGAGCAGTGAACGAAGCAAACGCACAGGCTCTGTCACCACGACCCGACAACCTGACAAACCGATGCGTAGGGTGTAGCAACCTAGCTCGGCGACGACATCCCCGAAAGGGGAGGAGGACTGCGCGAAGCGGCTTACGAGGTAAGCCCTAGCGGGATACGGAGTGTCTGATCCCGCAAAGTAGCGCAAAGCTATGCGGATTTAGGAAAGTTCAGCGCGCGACGCCGATTTTTCCTCAGCCCGAACTCCCAACTAAGTTCACTCTCCGCTACATCACCCTCGTTACTCAAAGAGACTACTACCCTTCCAGAAAAGCGAAGGAGGTCGTCACCGGTAAAGAAGGGCTGCCCAACACTCACACCAAAATGAAATGTAGAAGCTGTCACAACACGCTGAATCTATCGCGTCGGATCTTCAAGAATGGCGATACCCATCTTACGAGCTGGTGTCAGAAGTGCCGCGACTTCCGATACCTTCCGCGGACGCCGGAAAATCTCGCGCTTTTCGCTCATACGAAAGTAAAGCCTTCGAAGGCTCGAAAATCGGCTGCCCTGGGTCCATATCAAGGCAAGAATCCCATCGTCTTCGATTCCGACCGCGCCGCCCGCGATCACTCTCAGCGTCTTCTCCTTCAAGGTTTCTACTCCGACATCTTCCATGTGAAAGAGAAGTATTATGTTTCCGTGATTTTCGGCCCGCACGCTCGGGTAGATGGAGGAGAGGCCTAAATGCCCCGTTACATCCAAGCTCCCCCCATGACGCCTAATCAGGCGCTTTTTGTTTTGGAATCAGCGCTCGCCGAGAAGAAATTGACCCTTTCCGACGTCAAGCGGTATCTCACGGGACTCGGGGAGGAGATAGCGCGTCTCGAGGCTCGGATAGCTCAGCTCTCGGGGGCGGAAAGGAGTGGTGGGTCGGCGGCGGCTCCTCGCTCCGAGGCACGGCTCGAAGTGAAGGCCCCGAAGAAGCGCGGCGGAGACCCTCCGTTCCCCAGGAAGAAGCGGCCGATGAAGATCACGGCCGAGCGGGCCGCCTCGATGAAGCTCCAGGGACGCTACCTCGCCCTGATCCGCAAGGCCTCGAAGAAGGACCAGGCGAGGTTCAAGAAGATGGCGAAAGAGGAAGGTCGGGAGAAGGCCATCCAGGCGATGGAGAAGGCGCTCTGATATGGAACCGGTGAACGTTGACGAACTGCAGGAGAAGGCGCGTTCGGTCTGGAATGACTTCTACTTCAAATGGTGCGAGGTGATGGGCTCTCCCGGCGAGGGAGTGCCGGTCTCCGATGTCCTCGTAGACTACTTTTACAGCCGCGATGCGGACAAGCTTCGGAAGTTCATTAAGTTTTTCGAAGCAGCCCGCCGGAACCTAGACGACATCTCCACCCAGTAGAGTTTTAGCGCCGCTTCCCCAGGGTAGAAAGGCTGGAATCTCTACCCTCAGAACCTCTTTTCCCCACCCGTCTTTCCGGTCTGTATCATGGCCGAATGGACCCGGTTTTCACGACCCGCCACGGAACCCTCTATCACGGCGATTGCCTTGATGTGCTCCGCCTCGTCCCGGAGGAATCCGTCGATCTAGTCTTTGCGGACCCTCCGTTTAATCTCGGGAAGAACTACGGCAAACACTTCAACGACTCCGTTGCGGAAGAGCAGTATCTCTCTTGGTGCGAGCAGTGGATTCAGGCGTGCGTCCGCACCTTGAAGCCGGGCGGAGCGTTCTACCTCTACAACATCCCGAAGTGGAACGTGGAGCTCGGTCCCATGCTGAAGAATGCCGGGATGATGTTCCGGCACTGGATCGCGATCGACATCAAGATGTCGCTTCCCATCCCCGGTAGGCTCTACCCCTCGCACTACTCGCTTCTCTACTACACGAAGGGCAAGCCGGCGAAGTTCAACCGCCCCCGCGTGCCGATCCCCGTTTGCCGGCATTGCGGCGGAGACGTGAAGGACTACGGTGGGCACCGGAACAAGCTGAATCCCGAAGGGCTCAACCTCACGGATGTCTGGACCGACATTCCTCCGGTCCGACACCGCACGACCAAGAACCGCGGAGCGAACCAGCTCTCCACGAAACTCCTCGAACGCGTCCTCACGATCTCATCTGAAGAAGGCGACATGGTTCTCGATCCGTTTGGGGGAGCCGGAACGACGTACGCGGTCGCCGAGCAGATGCACCGCCGTTGGATCGGAATGGAGCTCGGTGACGTGAAGCCGATCATCCGCTGGTTGAAAGGCGAGAAACCCGACTACACGCCGCCGAACAAAGGCGATGGCGGAAAAGGAACGTCCCGGATCGCGGACACGCCGCTTTTCCTCTAGACCAGAGCTCGGCCGTCGGTGCCTTTCCCGATCTTCGGGACCTTCAAGCTCTCGCCATCGTGCTCGACGACGATCACGCCGAGATAGCCCTTTGCCGGAATGGCCGACCACATTCCGAAGTAGGGCTCCAACTCCGCCACGTTTCCGATGCGGTCCGTAAGGAACTTGTAGAGCTTCCTAGAAGGCACCACAAGAACCGCTCCGGAGAACGCGCCTTTCAGGAGTCCGAGCGCCATCTTGTTCAGCGCTCGATGCGACGACGAGATGTTGCCGGTTTCCCACTCCACAACGAAGGGCGGAAGCGTCGAGAGCTCCAGAGCGACGTCGATCTTCCCTGGCTGCTTCTTTCCCTCTTCCAGCGGAAACGGATACTCCGGCCGCCACCCTCGCGCTTCGAGGACTTTCACGAAGCCTTCTTTGATCGGCTTCACTCCGTTCGCTTCCTTCTCCGGATAGATCACGAAGCCTTTGTTGCCCTTCGGCCACCGCACCGCCTCGATGGCTTCCCGGATGTCCGAGAAGATACGCGACTCCACAACCTCGAATCCGGGCAGCGGAGCGTTGATCAGGTCATGCTGTAGGAGGAACCGCACTCAGCCGCAGATTCTACAGGCGGGAGAGAATCAGGCGGAAGGAAAACAAAAAAAAGAGCGGCAACGGGAAGCCGCTCTTTCCTTACTGCTGGGTCATAGGTTTGCCTTTCTGGGCGTGACTACTTGTTCCGCTTCGGCTTGTCGGCCGCCTGCGTCAGAACGCTGGCAGCCAAGGTCCGGGCCTGGGACGGAGTCGGCTTCGTTTCGCCGCTCAGCACCTTCGAAGCGAGCGTTGCGACTTTGCTCGACGTCTTTTCGTTTTTCGCCATCTTCAGCACCTCCTTTCCCGTTCAGCTAGCCAGCGATGTTACGCCTCATTACCGGCGAACGCAACAGTTATTTCATGTGGAAAAGGCGGCGCTTCATGCGCCGCCTTGAATGACTTTGAATTTCGGTTTTTCCTCTTCCGCCCACGTCGACCGGACGGCTTCCTCGAGCTTCATCCGTCTCGCCTGAACGAAGGCGGCGTAGTGCTTCCACGTTATCGCCGGCGTGGAGTGACCAAGGAGAAGGGCCACGTCCTCGATCGCGACGTTCTGAAGGAGCAGCGCGGTAGCGAACGAATCGCGGTACCGGTGAGCATGCCCATTCGCGACACCGGCCTTTTTGAAGAGGCTGGCCAGGCTCCGCTGCCACATCACGGTTACGCACTTCACCGACGAGCGGCCCGTCCAGAAGAAGTACCTCGGATTTGAGTTCTCGCGTGCCTGTTCTTGGAGCGCCTGGATGAGGAACTCGGGAACCGGGACGAAGACCTCGACGCCGGTCTTGTGCGTGTAGAGCTGAATGGCGTTGCCCTTCAGCCGCTCGACTTCCAACGTCGCAACGTCCCCGATCCGCAGACCGGTGTATCGCAGGGTGAGGACGAAAGCCCTCATCCGCGCCCGAACGTTCTTGCCCTGCCTTCCGTTCACTCGGAGCTCGTCGCAAGCCTTCAGGACTGCCTTCTCCTCGTCCTCGGTGAAGGGGAGGGTTGGCGCCATCTGGATCTTGGGCGGCTTCAGCTCGGACGCCGGGTTGTCATCCAACCACTTCGCCTTGACGCAGAACTTGAGGAACATCCGCAGAAGTTCGAGGTTCTTCGCCGACGTGTACGCGGACCAGGTCGTCCAGGTCGCGCGATACTTCGCCACCTTCTGAAAGGTCAGGTCTTTCACCTCTCGGACCCCCTCGGCCTCGCACCATTTAAGAAATGAGCGTTCGAGGAAAGCCTTGTATCGGGCCACGGATCGGACGGAGAGCTTTCGGGCGGTCGCATCAGCTAAATACAGCTCGATGGCTTTCTTCGGCGTCTCCGACTTCCGAAGAACTCCGCCGACCTTCCCGGTGACGTTCCACTCTCGAATGATGGTCTCGGCCGCTTCCCACGACGTTACGTCTAAGGCCTTGCGGATCTTTTCGCCCTGGAGACTTCCTTCCACGTGGATCGGACACCGACACCGCCGATACCTTCGGCTGGTGTGGGGGCATTCCTTCAAGTGACGCCGGAAGATGGTGAGCATTTTCGCCTCCTGTTTTGATTCTTCGGCGAACCCCACGTTTCCCACACGCCGCCAATGCACCAGTTGCTAAACAATTCATAGAAAAGACGTTTAGCCGTAAGCAGGTGAAGGGCGTCGGCGCGAAGACCTTCGAGCTGATGTCGCCCTACCTGACCGTCGACGGGAAGACCACGCTCACCAGCAAAGTCCAGGGTCCGCGCAAGCCGCGCGCGAAGAAGCCCACCGCCACGGCGTCGTCCAACTGACGCCGCCCTCCACCCATCCCACCCGGGGCCGCCGCGCGGCGCGGCGGCCCCGACTCACCAAGCGGTTGCTGTGTTGCTGGTTGCGGGTTGCTTGCGGGAACTCGTCGGACGCGAGCGTCAGCGAGCGCGGCGCCCCGCGGTCGCGAGGACCGTTCGCCAGCCGGACACCCCCAGCAACCAGCAACCAGCAACACAGCAACACGGAAACGGAGGTCACGTGCTCAAACGCCGAAACGGTTACTCCCTCGTCGAGCTCCTCATCGTGGTCGCGATCCTCGGCCTGATGGCGGCGATCACGCTGCCGAACTTCTCGAAGATGCGCAACCGCATGGCCCTGCGTGCGGCGGCGGGCGAGCTGCGCTCGATCTTCCACCTCGTGCGCCAGCAGGCCATCTCGCGCGGCGCGAACACGGGCGTGAAGTTCGTCCCGATCGCCGGGCAGTGGCACTTCATCCTGTACGAGGACGGCGATGCGGACGGGGTTCGCAACGACGACATCAGGAAAGGCATCGACACGCCGCTCTCCCCGCCGCGCGTCGTCTTTCGCGAGTCGCGCAACATCACCATCGGTCTCCTCGACGTGGCGGTCCGGGACGCGGACGGCGACGTCGTGAAGTCCGCGGTCACGTTCAACAACTCCACGATCTGCTCGTTCTCGCCGCTGGGCCAGTCGACGCCGGGCACGATCTACATCACAGACGGCGACGGCGATCTCTGGTGCGTCCGCGTGTATGGCGCGTCCGCGAAGATCCGCACGCTGCGTTACGACCGGGAGAGGCGGAAATGGGTCGCCTAAGACTGCGCCCGGCGCACCACGACCTTCTCCGCCTCGTACGTCTGGATCGCCGAGAGCGAGGACGCACGCAGCATGCGCTCGGTGAACGCGTCCGTCAGGACGCGGCCGTCCATGTCGCGTCCGACGGGAAGGCCGGCCGCGAACAGCACCGTCGGCACGACGTCGGTCACGTAAGCCGGCTTCGGATTCTGGCGGTGCTCGGCTTCAGGGCCGGCAATGACCAGGAAGCCGTCGTCGGCGCCGGGATCGCTCGGCGTGAGCTGGTTCCGCGCGAGCGCGAACACGTTCGCCGGCAGCTCGGGCGGCACGACACCGGACGGCGAGCACACGACCAGGAGATGGCCGGGATGCGCGCGCGCCACCTCGCCCAGAGCCTGATCGAGCTGCTGCGCGTAGGCCCGCAGCGCGTCGCCCTTGGGCGTGCCGCGCGGCGGCAGCTCGTTGAGGTAGATGTGCATCGCGCGCTGCGCGACTTCGTATCCCTCGAGCGCAACCGCGGCGAACGCGCGGTCGCCGGGTACCTGCGAGAGGGCGCCGAGGTCGGCGGCGAGGGCGGAGAGGACTCGGGGGCGGGCGGTGCCGGCTCCGGTGAAGCGCTCCGCCGAAACGCTGGCGGCCGGCGCGGCGGGCGTGCGGACGGACGGCCACTTCGTCACCGTCGCGGTGAGCTGCAGGCGCTCGAACAGCGTCCAGACCGGCAGCGCCTCGCCGGCCGGCAGGGCGGCGGAGATGCGCTCGACCGGCGGGATCAGGCCCCACGCGCGGAAGCCGACGCCGTACGGCAGCAGCAGGAACGGATCCTCGCGATTCAGCGGCGTCCGGTACGAGAACCGGCCCGTGACGCGGTGCCGGTATGGCAGCTTCCCGGTCGCGAGCGAGGCCCACAGAGACTTGGGGCTGGACGTGCGGAACGGCTCGAGGCGCGTGAAGTACGCGCTCTCCGTTGCGCGGCCCAGCCAGGAGGCGAGGAGCCCCTCGCCCTTCATCGTCACGATCCAGTCGTAGGGAAGATTGCGGACCGCGACGAGGATCACTGGCCGGTGTCCGGCGACAGCGCCGATGTTCGCTACGACTACGTCCTTGCGTTCGCGGCGATAGCTCTCGCGGCGCTGATAGAGCGAGATCGACGAGAGCACGATGAGCAGCACGCCGCCGACGAAGATGCCGCGCGAAGTGCGGCGGTCGGCGTTGCGCTGCAGCACCCACAGCGCGAGGAGCACGAAGGCGACGAGCGTGATCGTGTTCGTGGCCTTGGAGAGGATCCGCACCGCGCCCCGAGGCAGGTAGATCTCCACGAGGTTGAGGTGCATCCAGTAGATGAACGCGGAGATGAAGGCGGCGAAGACCACGAAGCCGAAGCCGTGCGTGCGGTATGCGTCGGGCCTTCCGAAAAGGCGGACGCGGAGACCGCGCAGCCCCCACAGCGCCGTGCCGAACAGCAGGCCGCAGGTGAGGCCGTAGACGACCGTGACCGTGGCCAGCCGCAACGGGGTGATGTCCACCTGCGGGTTCAGGAAGTAGAGCAGGTGGGCCATGTACAGCCCGAAGACGGCTCCGGCCAGGATGCGCTTGAGGTAGGACCAGCGGATCGACATGCTGCGGAGGGGCGGCCGTGCTGACCGCCGCCGCCCTCCGACACTATACCGGCGACGACGGCGCGCTCGACGTGCTGCGGGAGCTCGGCTATCCGGTCGCGCCCGTCGACGTGGACTCGCTGGAGTGGCGGCGCGGCGGCGTGGCCATCCCCTGGAACGGGGAGTGCCGGCTCCGCCTGGCGGCGCGGCTGCCGCGTTTCGACTGGTTCTTCCTGTCCGGAAATGCCAGCGCAGAATCAATTGCTGAATTTCTGCAGTCTTATCGTGCTTATAATCAAGTCACGAAATCAGCTGTTCTTTATCGGAACTGCCAATCGCTGTCGATCTTCGACCTGTCGGCCGAGCGGAGCCTGCGCCGGCTCGTTATCGACCTGGCCGATCCCAGCGCTCACGCCGTCGACCGGCTGAATCTCCTGGCCTGCGGGGACGAGGCCTCGCTCCCGCGGATCTTCGACCGAGCCCTCGATCGGGAGCACGTCACCCGCGAGTTCTTCCACCGCTTCCGCGCCGCGGTGCGCGACGTGGCCGTGTCGCTTGCGGCCGCTTCGCCGCACGAGGAGCGATCCGCCGTCGACGGCGAAGCGCTGCTGATCCTCTCCCGCCTGCTCTTCCTCTCCTTCGTGCAGGAAAAGGGATGGCTGGGCGGCGAGCGCCGCTTTCTCGTCGACCGCCTCGAGCACGAGATGCGTCGCGGGCGGGAGTTTTTCTCCGGTGTACTGCTCCCGCTCTTCTTCGGCTGCCTGAACACGCCGCTGCACGAGCGCACGATCGCCGCGCGGAAGCTCGGCCGCGTGCCGTACCTGAACGGCGGCCTCTTCGAGCCGTCGCCGTTCGAGACGCGCAATCCCGACCTGCACCTGTCGAACGAGTTGATGCGGCGCGTCCTGGAGGACGTGTTCGAGAAGTTCGATTTCCGCATCGACGAGCGCGACGCGACGGGCACGCACATCGACCCGGAGATGCTCGGCCGCGTGTTCGAGTCGCTGATGGCCACGGGCGAGCGCGCCGCGAGCGGCAGCTTCTACACGCCGCGCGAGATCGTCGACGTCCTCACCGAGCGGGCCATCACGACCTGGCTGGGAGACGGCGGCATCGAGAAGCTCCAGCGCATCACCATTCTCGATCCGGCCTGCGGATCGGGTGCGTTCCTCCTCTCCGCGCTGGGAGTCATCGAGCGGCTCTGGAGACGGCTCACGGACGATGTCCCCGGCGACCTGCGCCGGCGCATCATCGCTGGCTCGCTGTACGGCGTCGACGTGAAGCCGGAGGCGGTGCGCCTGTGCGAGCTGCGCCTCTGGCTGGCGATCGTCGCCGGGAGCGATGCGCCGATCGAGAACGTCGAGCCGCTGCCGAACCTCGACCGCAACATCATGCAGGGCAACTCCCTCCTCAGCCCGACGGACTTTCTCGGCGACGGGCGCATGGACATCTACGCCGACTGGCTGCACGCCCTTCGGGCGCAACGGGAGCTCGTGGACCGCTACCGCCGCGCTCCGTTCACGCAGCGTCCCGCCCTGGCCCGGATCATCCGCGGCAACGACCGGCGCCTCGCCGCGGAGCTCCTGTCCCGCACGATCGAGGTCTCCGAGCGCGACCTCGCCGTCGCTTCCGCGCCGCAACGCGACCTCTTCGGCCGCGCCGCCCCGCTGAACCTGGAGCGATGCCGCGAGCTGCACGAGCGCATCGCCGACTCGAAGGCCATGCTCGATCGCGTGGAGGAGGGGAGCCTCGGCTTCTTCTCGTTCGACGTGCATTTCGCGCCGGTCATGGCCGCGGGCGGCTTCGACGTGGTGGTCGGCAACCCGCCCTGGGTGCGGAACAGCCGCATCGAGAAGCGGACCCGGCGCTTGCTCATCGATCGTTACGCGTTCTTTCGCGCGCGCCGGGACGGGACGATGTTCCACCAGCCCGACCTGTCCGTCGCGTTTCTCGAGAGAGCGATGCAGCTCGCCGGCGGCGACGGCGTCGTGGCGCTGCTGATGCCGGCCAAGATCCTGAACGCGACCTACGCGGCGCCGCTGCGCCGCGCACTCCGCGACCACCTCGTGTCCGTAGACGACTGGAGCGACGACCCGCGACGCCGCCGCTGGTTCGATGCCGACACGTTTCCCCTGAGCGTGGTCCTGTCCCGGAGAAAACCACAGGACGGGGCCGCGATCACGATCGTCGGCGACGCATGGTCATTGCTGCCCGCTGACGTCGCCGCAATTCTCCAGCGCCTTCGCCACGCACACCTGCCGCTCGCGGACCTCCTGCACCGCAAGCCGATCATGGGCGTGAAGACCGGTGACAACCGGAGCTTCTTCGTCGATGGCGAGGCGATCGCGAAGTTCCGGATTCCTCCCGAAGCCCTCTGCCGCTGCGTGCGCGGACGCGACCTCCGCCGGTGGACGGTCCGCGAGTCACGCTGGATGCTCTGGCCTCCGCGCGACGGCTGGAAGAGGACTCCGCGCTGGCTGGAGAGGCTGGCGGAAGCCGGCGGCCTCGATCCGCGCGAGATCCGTCTGTCGTTCGTGAAGCCCGAGCATGTCGGGATCAAGGTCGCCTGGAAGGACCTGTCGCGCGGCATGGCCGCAGCCGTGCTGCCGGACGTCGTTCACATCGGCGATCGCGCCTTTCCGCTCATCCCGAATCAGACGCTGTACTCCCTCGACGCGGCGACGCTCGACGAGGCGTACGCGCTGTGCGCCGTGCTCAACTCGACGGTCGCCGGCGCGCTGCTCGTGTCGGTGACCGAACGCGCGAAGGACGCGCACTACCGCTACTTCGGGCGCACCGTCGCGGCCATGCCGCTTCCTCATCTGGCGCCGGAGCTCGAACGCCTCGTGCGGCTGTCGCGGCGCGCGCATCGCGGCGCGGAAGTGATCCCGGAGATCGACGCGGTCGTGGCGAAGCTGTACGGCGTCGACGGCCGGGAGCTGGGCGTGCTGCGCGCGTTCCTGGAGCGGAGACTCGATGCTCGCCGTCCATCAGAGTGAGGCGGCGGCGCGCGTTCTCGACCTCCTCCGCACACGCCGCGGTGCGATCCTCGCCGACGCCGTCGGCCTCGGCAAGTCGTTCGTGGCCGCGGACGTCATGCGCGCCTTCGAGGAGGTCGACCTGATCGTGCCGCCGGCGCTGGTCGCGCAGTGGCGCGAGACGCTGGAGGCGTTCGGAGTCCGCGCGACGGTGATGACGCACGACGCCCTGCTGCAGGACCCATTCGTCGCCGAGCCGCGGGAACGCCTGGTGGTCGTCGACGAGGCTCACGCCTTTCGCAATCCCCGCACGCAACGCTATGCCGCGCTCGCGCGGCGTACGGCCGGTGCGCGGGTGCTCCTCGTGACCGCTACGCCCGTGTGCAACGGAATCGCGGACCTCGAGGCGCTCGTGCGGCTGATCGCGCGGGACGACCTGCTCGCGGCGGAGGGCGTCCCGTCGATCGACGTGGCCTTCGCGTCGCGCGACCGCGAGCTGGTCGCCGCGATCGTCGCGGCGCTCGTCATCCGGCGCGATCGCAGTGTGCTTCCCGCCGAGCTGCAGTTCGGGGAGCTCGAACGGCGCGTGATCCGGCACCCGGTCCTCGACGCGCCGGCCATCGACACGCTCGAGTTTCCCCTCGTCGAAGACTGCGCCATCCTCCGGCGCTTCCTCTGGCGGAGGCTCGAGTCCAGCGAGGCCGCGTTCATCGAGTCGCTGAACCGCCAGCGGCGCTTCTACGAGCGGGCGCTGTCGGCGATCGCCGCCGGCCGCACGCTGCCCAAACGCGACTATCGCGCCGCATTCGCGAACGAGGAAGACCGCGACGCCTTCCAGGAGGTGCTTTTCTGGGACCTGTTCGCGCCCGCAGGAACGGGAGATCCGCACGCGATCCGCGAAGAGATGCGCCGCATCGACTCGCTGGTGCAGCTCGCACGGGACTCGCCGTGCGCGAAGCGCGCGACGCTTCTCGATCTGCTGACGGGGGAGCCTGCGCTCATCTTCACCGGCTCGGTTGCGACGGCGCGGGATCTCCACGCCCACATCCGCGGCTCGGGTCTCGTGACTTCGCGGGAACGCAGCCGCGACGCCGTCCTTCGTGCGTTCCGCGACGGAAAGCTCGACGTCGTGGTCTCGACGGACATGGCCGCGGAGGGGCTGAACCTGCAGCGCGCCGCCACGGTCATCCACTACGACATCCCGTGGAATCCGGTGAAGCTGGACCAGCGCAACGGCCGGGCGCATCGCATCGGGCAGATGCGGGACACGGTCCGGGCGATCTACTTTCTCCCGGACACGGACACGACCCGGATCGTGCGGACCGTCGCCCGGAAGACGCGCGAGCGAAACCGTACGCTCGAGCTGCAGCGACCCCTCACCGATCGGCAACGAAGCGTGACGCTCCGCCCCCGCGTGGCCCGTGACGCAGCGGTGATGCGCGTACCCGAGGCGCCTCCGATCCTGCTGCGCCGCCACAAGGCGGGGATCGAGCGTCTCATCGAGGAGAACTGCCGCCTGAGCGATCTCCTGGCGCTCGTGGCCATAGAATGCCCCTCGTGAACCTGCTCATCGTGGACGACGAGGCGTCCCTCCGCGACTTCCTCACCATCGTGTTCGAGGAAGAGGGA